TTTGCCTTGATGCTATGTTCTAGCAATGCCTGTCGTAATTTGTCTGAACCGCCAACTCTAACATTAATAATACCGTTGTAATAATCATCTCTCTCTAATACACGGCGGTCAAACTGTTCTCTTGCCTCTATGTAGGACATTTCTCCACGGCCTTTGCAAAGATATAATATTTCTCTTGTGAAGTTTTCTGGGCCTAGTGCCTGTACATCTGCATTTAATCTATCTGACGATCCCCAATAGTCTTGCCAGTCTGATTCTTTATAGCCTCTGCGTTTATTCTTTTTGCCTTTAAGTGGTGGCTTAGTTGTTTTAAACTTTGCTAGTTTCTTGCCTATGTACTTTTGCCCAGTGGTAAGATTGGTTATGAGATAAACAAACCCTTCATACTCGTCTGGTATGGTGTCGATTGGTTTGCCTTCATAAGTCCACTGCATGAGTGTACTTATTTTGGCTCTTGCTTTTCTGCCTCTTTCTTGATTTGGTAGTCTTCATGAATCTCATCCATACGCATCTTAGCAAGGTCGCGAATTTTTCGCAGCCAACGTCTGCTTGATGCGTGAGTACGATGAGACTTACGTGACATATATGCCTCGTTTGCCTTAAAATATTCTAAGTATGCCTTAGTTAATTGATCGTGAACGTCGTCTTCTATCATTCTATAATTTCAATATCGTTTTCGTAACTAGTAAAGCCGTTTTCTTTAATGACTCTCATTACGTGATTGACTCGTCCTATTAGTTCGTCCTTGTGTGAGATTAAGAAAACATTTTTATCACGTTCCCTACCCATCTTTTTAAGAACACTAAGTGAGTTTTCAACACCTGCGGTGTCCATACCACTGTCAATCAACTCGTCAATAAACAACAAGTTGATATTTTGATATAAACTTTCCCAAACATCGCGGAATGCAAAGCTCATACCAAGTATAAGTCTGTTTCTTTCACCCCTTGACAAGTTATCAAAGTCTAGATCCTGTCCTAGTTGTGTAATTTCAACTGCAAGGTCGTTCTGGAACACAACTTGATGAGGTAATCCTAATTTATCAAGATAGTATGTTAAACGATTGTTGAGATATGCAAGATTTTGATCAATAATCTTTTTGCGGATGAACGAATCTTTGTTTGTAAGCAGTTTTAATAAAAATTCTTGGTGTTCTTTAACAACAGTTAATTTATTAACACCTTCCCAATCAATTTCTTGAAGTCCTGTGCTTCGCAAATCGTCAATTTGTGGCTGGTAAGGATCATCTTCATTAGTTTTTGTTGCCAACGACTGTTTTAATGTTTCAAGATTGTTCCTATGCTCATATGCTTCTTTAACAGTTTCATAAAATGTAGTTGGTCTGCCGTTTAGATCACCTATATCATTAATACCTTTAATAACATCTACAAGTTTACCGTTTACTTCGGCCTGATAAGTAATAGCCTCTTCTAATTCTTTTGCTTTTTCTGCTAAAATCTCTTGTTTCTTATCTTCGTGTAGTGATTGTCCACAAGCATAACACTTAGCATCATCAAGTTCTAAGACATCTTTTTCTACTTTTTTAACACGTTTGTCTGCTTGCAGTAATGCTGCATCAAGAGTGCTTTTTTCTTTATTAAGAGCAGTCTTTGCACTGTTTAACTCAGTCCATTCAGCAAGTCTTTCGTGATTTTCTAGTTCAGCATCAATATCTAAGTGTTCTAATTCAGATAATCCTTGTTGTAACCTAGTAATGTCTTGTTGTTTTTTAGTATTCCATGCACTCTGTTTAGTTTTTAGGCTTTTGATAGTTTCTTCAATATGCGAGTTAGCGTTTTGAACAGCAGTAATTTTTAAATTTTCTTCTGTGATTTTTTCTTTAATCTGTCTAATATGTTCTTTCAAAGATTCTGCCTTTTCAGAAAGTATAGTAATACCAAGTAACTGTTCAATGATAGCACGTTGATCATTCTGCCGCATATTTAAAAATGGCTCTGTGTAGGTGTTTAATGCAACAATATGCTTAAACATATCGTGGCTCATACCTAAAAGGTCATTAATTACCTTTTGTGTCTCTCTGCTATCGCCTTGACTTTCGTCTGTTACCGCTTGTTCTTGACTATCAATATAAAATTTTAAGAACGTAGGTGAACGTCCGCGCTCAATTTTATATTCAACGCCATCTTTTTCAAAGTCAAGAGACACTATCATGCCCTTACCATTAGTTTTATTGATAAGGTTGTTTCTCTTAATATTAGTTAGTGCTTGGCCATACAGTGCATATGACAATGCATTAATAATTGTTGTTTTGCCTGTACCGTTACGAGAACCTGAATCATCACCTCCTTGATCGATGTTTTCGCCAAGCACTAGTGTTAACTGTTGCTTATTAAAGTCAACAGCCTGGGTCTGATTGCCCACACTCATAAAGTTTTTTACGGTTAAATCTTTAATTTGAATCATTTTATTGGTCTAATCCGTTGTAAATGTCTAGTAGCATCTTCTTGTCGTAGTTTGTAGTGTCTAGTTCTGCAATTTCTCCGGTTACAATTTGATCTACACTCTCAAATTGTGCAATATCTAGTTCAGTTGAAATTTCTTCAATTTGTTTTTGAGGAATAAGTGTTATTTCTCTGCAATCATACTGTTTAATGAAGGTTTCTTTGATAAAACTTGCTTCTTCATAACTTATTGGTATATCAATTGTAACACGCAGGTACATTTTAGGTTTTATAATGTCTGCGGCTGGATCTAATAGTTGTGATAGTTTCACTGTACGATATTTTGGACAGTTTAGCCAGTTGATGTATTCAGGTTCCTTACCATTTTCTTTGTCAAGTATCATCATGCCACGCTCATCATCCCACGCATCTGCATAGTTGTGCGGAAATGCATTACCAATATAATGAATCTTACCTTGTACTTGGCGTTTGTGGAAGTGTCCACTGAACACATAGTCTTGATGCTGAAAATGTTCTACTTTTAAATCACCGTGGTCGGGCATTTGTACCATTGCATTCATATAAAAATGCGGAAGTTCAAAATGACCAAACATATATTTGGATTTAATACCTGAAATATTCTTCCATTCGTCACCTACAAGCCAAGGCACAAGTGCTACATCATCTTTTTCAATAATTTCATTTATAACTGTAACTCCAGGGATATGACGACCAAACTCAACAGAGTGTACATCGCGTTTATCCTTGTAGTACAAGTCATGATTGCCTGGAAAGTAAAAGAACTGATCAAATGCTGCTCCTAATTTTTCTAAACTAGTAATAGTAGATTTCATAGTAGTCACATTTAAACTATTTCTGTTGTGATGCCAATCTCCGCAGAAAATTCCAGTCTCACAACCGTTCTCTTTTGCGTTACTAATAAACCAATCAATAAATTCTTCACAATCATCATTATGAATTTTTGAGTTTGATTTTAATCCAAAATGTATGTCAGTAAATACTGCTGCTTTTTTAAACAAAATGATTACCTTTCAATTCTTAATAGAGTATAACGTCAACTTGAACAAAAGTCAAGTTTTTAATTATTCACCTTCACTTGCACCACGCTCACGCTTCATAGCATTTTCCCATTCGCCTTGATGCATTCTAGTATAACTTGGATTCATATCGTTCATTTCAAGGATGTCGTCTCGTATGTTTTGATTTCTTTTTTCAAGATTAATAACTCGGACAAAGGAATTGGTAACGGCGGCTGTGTAATATGCGAAAGGATTGTTAGATTTTGATTCATCAAACTGTAAGCCAATTTGAGCAAGTTGTAGTATTGCTTGTCCTCGCATTTCGTCATTGTACGTATATCCTCTCACGTTACCTCTAGTTGCATATCTTTCACACAATTTCATCCACATAAGGGCTAGTTTATTTGTTGCTTGTCCTTTTTTAGGATTAAAATGTCCGTTTTCCATACCACCTTCCCAGTGGCTTTTACCAACACATATTAATTCGTCGTCTTCGTTAAATTTATAGTGCTGAAAGGGCGGAAAATTAAGTTTAACTTTTGTTTCTGCTATTGTTTTTGGATTCTTTTTGCGTCCAGGTTCATCCGGAATATGATCAAAAGTCATAATACGAAAGATTAGTTCTTCTTTTGTGATCTTTTTGTAGTCAACTTCGCAATCTGCTTGTTTAACTTTTTCACCTGCTTCTTTTCTTCTAGCATACTCTTCTGTGCTTAGTCGTTTTGCTTTGTTTCGCTTTGCTTCAGCAATAGTGCGTATGTTTATTTTGTCTATAGATGGCAAAATAATGTCATAATTACCATATTCAGGTTGTATATAACTTGAAAATGTATTTTTTGACTTGTGTATTTCAGCCAAAATGTCTTTGTTGTTTAAGTAATTTATTTTTTTCATTGTATCTCCGGGATATGTTTACTATTATAATATACGCACATAAAAAAGTCAACTAAATAATACTAATAAGGAGCAAGATTTATGTCCAACATATTTGATGACGGTGGTGGTGCATTTAATAGAGCATTAAACAACGCAGGTAACGACATTAGAAAAGTTGTCGGCTCTCCAGCGGACTCTGTACAACAGTTCTTAGGTAGTGCTTTCACCCAAGCAGGTAACGTGTTAGGTGCAGTGGCTGATGGCGTTAAAAATACTATAATTAATGACACAGGGTTTGGTAAAGCTCTAAGGGCATTAAATCTCATAGATGGTGCTAATCCTACTAATCGTACAGCAACGGCTGCGGTGTTTAATGGACAGG